TTTTATGAATTCCTATAGTATTATTAAACTCTTTTTCCATTAAGTCAAGAGTTTGTCGCACGCCTATCATGTTTTGCAAGGGTATCATTTTTCTAAAAGCATGAACTGTTTTTTGATTAACACCATTAAAGGGCGCTTTACCTACCTCAAGTATATCTTTGGCAGTACCACCAGTAGGCCCACCGAATAAATTATAAAGAGTATCAGTATCAGATTGATGATAGAATTTCTGTAGATGGTTAGTACCTAGAATTTTCGATAATCCATATTCACCACTAGAACCATGTTCTATTGCGTTGTTAATGTCCATAAAATAGCCAAGAACGCCACTACGGTCTATGCCTTGTTGAACTAATAATTTAGGGTCAGTAGGTATTTCGTTACCAGCAGCCCATTGCTTATACATATAAACCAAAGCCCCTGTCATTATCATAGCTGATAAACCTTGAGCTTGACTAGCATCAAAATTTTGAATCATCGGTATCAGTGTTTTTTCTATACTGGCCATAGAAAAGGACTTAAATTGTGCTGTAAGATTCAATAATTCTTTTGACGTCCAAAGCGGCATACTACCTACCCCCGGAGTTATAATTGTAGAGTTCACTTCTGAGCTAATAACTCCGTAATATAGTTCGGCTAAATCTCTTGTGCCAGCATCCCAATCAGCTATATTTGGGAAAATAACACCTTTATAATTTTCACCATGTTTTTTTAATTGCTTATTTATGGCTTTGATACTTGTTTCATCAAAACCACTTTTTGAAAGCGCCGTTTTTTGTTTCGCAGAAGCTTTACCCTTACTAAAAGCATCTAACGCCCGATTAACTTTGTGCATTATACCGTTAGATGTAATTTCTTTCCAAAAACTATTGTGATACGACATTAAAGAAATTTGACCAAACTTAGCACCAATAGTATTTAAACCCCTTTCTAATTTGGTGTGCCTGCCAAAATCGTCCATTATATCCGCTAAAGAATTAAAACGCCCATTCCCTGCAACTTCTGCACCAATATTAAAACCGTGTAATTCGTCACGTCTTTTCAATGCGTATGCCCTACCTTTTTTAGACGTCATTAACCTAGCTATAGGAATTAGTTGGCTAGAAAGAAATTTTGTATAGCCTTCTACCCCAACAGCCCTACCAATATCTGATTGAGACGACATAACCACATCACCTAATTTAGTAGCTACGTTGAACTGTTTAACTTGTTTTTGAAAACGATATAACCCACTATCTGGATTAGCTGAATAGCCGTATGTACCTAACATTCTATCTCGTAAAGCAAAAATATTAGCTAAATCTTTTTCTTCGGCAGCGATTAACTTTTTTAATTCTTTAGGTTTATCAATAACTTTTTTCTGTAATTTAGAGTATTCATCTTTTATGTTTTGCACTACAAAAGATTTAGCTGCTTTAGCATTATCGTCTAAAAAACCTAAACCAAATTTTTCAGCTAATCTTATCCTAGTTGACATTAAAGATGAATATTGCTGCGCCAATCTGGAAGGGTCGTTTACTAACCATTGCTCTATACGCTCTCTAGGTATAGTTAGTTTTCTCCCTTTAGTGAACTTCACAGCTCCATTAGCTATTATCCCTTCTTGTAAAGCGTTACTCTGCGCACCTATTATATTTTTCCATGTTTTGTATGCCAGATCATCAAAGAAGCTATCATCTAAAGTTTCAATAGCATCTTCATAAATTCTAACTTTATCCCCCCTTTTAGCTTTAGAATATTCTTCTTTGAAAAATCTAGCTAATTCAAGTTGAACCTCTTTAGAATATCTTTGCACTTTAGGCTTATCCCAAATTTGAGGTACATAACTATCCATATTCTCCATAAAGGTTTCTTTATCTTTAAAGATACCAAGCTCTACAGCTTTTTTACCATAATGATTATATACATCTTCCCTATATTTTTGAGCTGTTTTTGATATTTCTGGTATATCATGTTTACCTTTGTTATTTAAAGCCCTTATAACTTCTAAATTAAAATCTTCTCTTAAAAGTCTGTTTTGGTTTTTACCAACACGCCTCCTATATGTAGCCCAATTCTGTGCAAGAAAACGATTAGCACCTACGGCTCTGCCTTTATCCCTATTAATTTGAGTTTCAACATTTTCGGTTCGCTCTAATTGGCCTTTTAAATTTTTTTTAAATGTCCAGAATTTTAAATCAGATAGTTCTTGAACGGCTAATCTTGAAGAAACCGCCGGGCTTTTACTTAATTGTAAATTGGGGGTTTTAAAGATAGGCACGCTCCCTAAAGGTTCTATAACCGCACTCCTAACCAGAGTATTATCATCTAATAATTCTTCTCTTGATTTCTTTTTTACCACAGCCGCACCTACAGATTCGCCGACTTGATCTTCTGCACTATCTTTTATTTTATCAGCCCATTCATCATACTCTAATTCTTTTTCTAATCGTTTTACAGTTTTTGAGAAATCCGGTGATTTAGCAAAAAGAGCATACCCAGCGCCCCCCAATACAGAAGAAAGAAGAGTAGCGGTTGCAACATTAGCTGCGGATTCGCCTAACGTTCTGGTTTCTTGTTGTGAGTGCAATAATAATTCTTGAGCTGAAACAGCCCCTGCGGTTGCCATACCAACTTTAGCCCCATATTGTAAAACACTTTTAGCTGATTTAGCTACTACATTAGCAGCAGCACCAATAGGAATCAAATTAACTGGGTCAGCAAATTGAGCATTCATTTCAGCCAGAAAACCCATAAAACCTGTTCGCTTCCTAGATTCATTATCTATCTCAAAATTTATCTGATCTAACACAGAATCAAAATGATCTTGGTTGGGTGATCTCATAAATGGTGTAAATCCATAAGAAGCTTGTATATGTAAAGGTACTTTTTTAAATGCTTCTTCTATATCAAACGCAGGATCTATAGCTGTGTTGTAAGATTTTTTATTAGATATAAAACCCCCTACAGAATTTCCGTCAAAGAATTTAATTTTTACATCTTCCCAATAAGATATATTAGGTTCTTCTGGTTCTTCTGGTTCAGGCACGCCCCCTGCAATTTGACCATCTTTCACCCTCAAACTAGGGGGTATATATTTTTCTTCATCTATTTCTAAAAAAGGCATATCTATTTAAATAATGGATTATAAGTATAAGGTAATAACTCTTCTTCTAATTGAGGCAGACCTTTCAACCGTTTAGCACGATTTTGTTCGTACAAAGCTTTCTCCTCTGCTTTCTTTTGATTTCTAATATGCCAAGATTGTACACCCGGCGCCCAACGGAGAATTTTATCTCCTTTTTTTATAGCTACTAACGCACCTGTCTCGCCGGGTATCATAACTTGATAAGTAGCACCCCTACCAGCTTGCCTCGCAGTTAAGGCATCGTCTTTTATATAAACTTTTTTGGGGTCTATATTAGTATAGCCAAGTCCTTTTAAATCATTAATTAAATCCTTTTTAATCTCTTTATAAGGCATATCTGGATATTGTTTTTCAATAGGATATTTAGTAAGTTGATTTTCAACCCCATTAATTGAAGTAGTCCCCCAATTATGCCCCATAGATTTTAAAGCCTGTTCTCTAGCTATCTTGTCATTACCATTTGTATTATAATACCAAGTCTCATACAACCTCTTATATTCGGCTATGGCTTCTGGTTCAACACCTAATTGTGGTTCATTTGGTAATGCTGCGTCAAAGTCAAACCAAGAAAGATTGGCTCCCGGTACTTCAAAGCCATCTCGGATTATACTTAATATTTTAGTGTTCTGCTCTTGTTTAGTACCCATGTCTTTACTCTTAGCTTCTAATTCGGTTTTTAAAACTTCTAACCGTCCACTATTAATACCTGTTGTTTGCTGTTCTACTAATTCAACAGCTCTTTCGTTAGGTGTACCAGCCTTAACCATCTCGTTAATCATCATGGCTTGAGCAATGTCTTTATCATCAAAGTCGTCTAAGGCTCTAGGTTTTACATCTTGTATTCTACCAACCAAATCCGCATAGAAAACTTTACTATCAACATCGCCGCCCCTAAACACACCACGCATTTCTCCTCGTAGGTCATCTGGTACAACACCAGTTCTATCAACAAAATAAGTTAAAGCAGCAGCTTTCTCTTCCGGAGTTTCAATATTTTTTAACGCTGGTTTAGTTTGCGTTTCATAAAAATAATTAACTGCTTTGAAATCATCGCTACTAGTTTTTGGGTCTAAGTAAGTTCTTCCGATAATAGCACCAGACACTTTTTGGATATCCATAGATTTTTTAACACTATCCTGTAAGTTTTTGTCTAGTTGTCTTATTAGGGCAACCCTCTTAGCTGGTGTGATTATACCTTTCCGTTCCGCTTCCAATACATCTTCTTCGGTTGCTTTATTTCTATTTACATTAACTTCTAAGTCTGCCCCTAATTTACTCTTGGTAGCCTCTTGTTCTGCTCTTTTAGCGGCACTAGCTTTTATCTCTATAGCATTTATAGTTGAATCATACGCATTTAACCTAGCTACTATATCATCTCGGTCTGACTCGTCTAAGCCTTCGGGTAATGTTTTAGATTTATGGAGCTTCGAAACTTCTTGCGCCCTTGCATCAGAGTTAGGCTGTGCATCTAAATGAGCTTTATAGGCTTGAGTTATTATATCTTTTCTAAAATCTTTTTCTTCTAATGAAGCCTCCTCTGGGGTTATGTCTCCGCTGGCTATGCGAGATTGTTGTAAAGCTTTGTATGATGTAAGTTTAGTTTGATATAGCTCCTGATCTATTTCAGTAATAGGGATAGGATTCTTGAAAATATCATCTTTGATAAGCTCAAGATTAGCTTTCTTAGCTACTCTGGCGTCCTCTTGTATTTGCCGATAAAATTCATCTTGTGATCTGACACCTAAAGCCGCAGCTCTTATATCAAAATCACGCTGGTAAAAAGGCTGTATATCTTGTGGCATATTAGCCATTTTACCATTACGGTATTCTTCTAACTTAGTTGCTAATACTTTAGGGTCATTGCCTGCCAAACGGTTTTCATTATAAATCCTATCGGTTTGGACAATATCATCCGCTCTTATATCAGATAGATACGCATCTTTTTCAGCCTCTTTAGCTTTTTGAGAAACCACAGCAATCTTAGTAGTAGCGTTAAAGATACCCTCACCTAAATCAGCTACAGCGTTCATTTGCTCTAAATATTCACCACCCGGAGTAAATCTTATTGGTTGTAATTGAGGTGCAAAGCTACCTCTTGAAGCTGCTTGGATATTACCATCAAAACGAACCACACCACTAGCTGGTAAGTTAGTTGGATTATTTGTTGTTCTTTGTGTAATTCTCGTTTTAGTCATAGCCTCTTACTTCATTGATTGTGAACCAGCATAAGCACTAGCGCCGCTGCTAAGAATTTGTGTAAACCCTCTAACAGTATTAGTTCTCCTAGCCACCTTAGCCGCACTACGAGTAATCGCAGCTTGGTCTTGTATCTGCCTAATGTTATTTCTAAAGCCAACTTGTCTAGTGTCAGTAAATACTTGGTTTAATCTTTTAGCTTCTGCTGCTCTTGCTGCATCAGTAGTTTGAATATTGGTAAAGCTACCAGATGTAGTAGCAAGACCACTAGCGCCAAACACTGCGTTTTGTGCAGACATAATACGGTCAAGCGTTCTTTGTCTATCTAGTTCGTCAACC